AGCACAAATTGAAACAATATCCAAATAAGGGCATAGCAACTCAAGGACATAATAATCCTAATATTTCTGTAGGTGAATGGATAAGTATATTATTAGGTACGATAATATTTTTAGCAGTTGGCCTGTTAATATGTGGTGTGTTGTTTGTAACATTTTTTATAAAATATTGATTGACATATCTGCCTCCATAGCTCCAATGGTAGAGCATCTGTTTTGTAATCAGAATGTTGGGAGTTCAAATCTCTCTGGGGGCTCCATCTTTAACTAGAGGTTTATTATGAGTAATTATGATACTATAATTTTCTATTGTCCTATTTGCAAAGAAAAAAATAATGTTCAAGTGATACATGAAAAAGCAAAAAAAGCATTTTTTCAATCTACAAATATTCCCGCTTATGTAGCAGTATCAATTAAAAGTCAAAAAATAAATTGTGAGAAATGTTCCAAAACTTTAGTACTGGGTTTTGGAGATATTCCAGTAAGAAAATATAATCTTACAGTAAAATTAGATTGCTCGAATGATTATACTGGTATGGAAGGTTGGTATGAAGACCAGGTTCCAAATACAACAGATGAAGAATATACTTAATGTCGAATATGCATCGTTTTAAACGTGATTTAAGACGATATTATAAGAAAGACATACTAGGGTATACCTAGACTAATATAGTCTTAAATCGACGCTGAGAGTGTCTGAAAACCCTTTAGAATCAACAACTTATAACCCCTTATTTTTCAATAACTTATCTAAATACAACTTCTTCCTTGTTTTTTAAGGGAATATATCGTATAATAGATATATAATCAATTGAAAGGAATTTTATAATGAAAAACGAAAGAATTTTAAGAAGAAAGAGACATATTAAGTTGCTGAAGAACCGTACTAAAAAACAGGAAAAGAAATTAGAGGGAAAAAGGAAAGAATGGAATTCTTTAGAAAAAGAAAGAATTGAAAAAAAAGAAAACCGTAGGATGAGTAATTTGGAAAGTAATAAATGATACCTGGTGAAACTTATTACCGCGAGATTGGAGAGAAACTTAGATGTAAAACTGGAGAAAGTAAAATGGAAAACTTACAATTAACAGCACATTTTCAGAGTGATGAATTTTGGTGTAGTTGCGGATGTGGTAATGAGGGACCTAATGGAAACCATATTTCACAATCTCTGGTATTGAAACTGGAAATAGTGAGAACTGCCATAAACAAACCGATGAAGATTAATAGTGGTATTCGTTGTTTGGAGTATAATCGTAGTATAAAAAGCTCTGATACTTCCTCACACATCAAGTGTGTTGCAGCAGATATTAGTTGCACACAGATGAGTGACAGACATTTGTTAATGTCTCATCTTCCGAAACTTTTTGAGAGGATTGGAATCCATAAAGATTTTATCCATGTGGATATAGATACTGATAAACGTAGAGGAATCTTTGTTTATAATGATCCCCGTGTTACAGATAGATCAGTGGAAAGAATACTTAACCGTCAAGGAAGCGATCCCCATTCCTTCCTTAAAAGTGAATAAAATGAAACGACTTTTTAAAGTTAGAAAAGAATATTTTGAAAAAAAGTTTGATGCAAAATTGTATCGAAATAAGTTAGAAGGTTACACTTCTGTTTATGATAAAAAAACAGGAAAACTTGAATCACATAATTGGAAGTATATAATTAATCGAGGTCCTGACCATTGGAAAGGAATAAGTAAATGATAATTGCTTTTGCAGGTCGTGCTAAAGCTGGTAAAGATTTAGCCGGAAAGTATTTAATCGAACATTATAAGTTTCTTCATTATTACTTTGCAAAACCATTAAAAGAAGGATGTAAACATTTATTTCAACTTACAGACGAACAAATAGCTAATAAAGAAACAATTATTGAACCTTGGGGTATGTCACCAAGAACAATGTATCAAAAAATTGGGACTGATATTGGTAGAACTCTTGATCCAAATATATGGATTAAGAATGCTCAAATGTTTATTGATAAAAATCAAAATAAAAATATAGTAATCACAGACTGTAGATTTGGTAATGAAGCTTTATGGATAAGAAATCAACAAGGTATTGTTATTCATATACAACGTAATAACGAACTAATAGCTGAAAGCAAACATACTAGTGAAAATAGTATGGTAGAAAGTGATTATGATTATAGTATTGAAAATACTGAAACCAAAGAAGATTTATATGAAAAAATTGATATAATTATGGAAAAATGAAAAGGAGAATATGATATGTTTTTGAATAGATCAATTTGTGGAGTATTTGAAGAAATGCGTTCTTGTAATGAAACCAAGAATTATAGTTACCTTTTGGGATTAATTGAAGAAGCACAATCAATGGCTAACAAGATGGAATCAAAAATTGATTTGATTAAAGATTTTGAAGAAATGAAAGATAAGTATAAAGAACTTGTAGAAAGAAAGAATGACTTGAAGAAAGACATTAAGAAATCTGGTGGAAAGATAGATAATTGGGAATAGTATAAATAATAATAATTGTTGTATAATTTTATTGTGAAAGTTTTTTTGGACTCGGGTGCAATTCCCGACACCTCCACCATGGGGGTGAACAAGTTTCGACAGGAGAATGGAAACTATAAGACAACACGGAGAAGAATGATGGCTCCGTTATCAATCATTCAATGTTTAAATGTCAACGATTATGATGTTGCCATTGCTGCGTAAGTAGCTTGGGTCAGGCCCACCTCGAAACAGAACGGGCCACTAACTTTTAACGGAGGAAAAATTATGAAATTTTATGACTTTGGTGTTTTGATTGCATTATTGGCGCTTCTATTTCTTGGGCACACGTTATTTGAAGGATAAAGATAATATCTTTTTCCTTGTATAAGGGATACCATTATGTTATAATGGTTATATTGAAGTGATGAAAAGTTTCATCATTATTTGTTAATCTTCTTAGGAGATGATTTATGGTTATGCATGGTACACCGTCGGTAGGACGTAAAAATGCACGAAAGATTACTAGACGCGAGGCAGAATTGACTGGCCTTCCCCGGTGGGTAGAACTCTATACGAGTCCTGCTACTGGTCAAGTATCTTTTGGAAATGCAGACATTGTTGGGGGCGCACGAGCTGTTAATGCAATTCGTACAAAACTCAATAAGTTTTATGCATGTTAATTGAGGAATGAGGATTAGTTGGTTGGGGCTTCGGCCCCTTCCTCATTTTTTATTATGAAATGGACTAAAGAACAATTTTTAGAAGCAACAAAATCTTTGTACAGAATGAAATCTCTAATGTATAAAGTTGAAGATAAATATAATTTCAAAATAAAATATAGACAATTGAAACTTATGGATAGGTATCCATTTGAAAGAAAATTTAATCCACTTAAACGGAAAATAGCAGCTATGGAACGAGAAATTTATTTAAATATGTTACACAATGGAATAGAAGGAGAAGATAATGATACTCCTCCGGACCCTGCTTCTACGCATAAAGAAAAGCAAATATTCAAAGATACTGTTTAGACTTTATATAGTTTGGTGTGTCGTTGCTGATGTAACATTACTTAGCGGCATTATTTGGGGACTTATTTATTTTTGGTGATATTATGGAATTTTTATTTATTCCGGCAATTATTTATTTTGTTGGTGCTATAATTTATTATGTCGTTACAGGAACAGCACCAGATTGGTGATTAAAATGAAAAAAATATTTTTGTTGTGTTTGATTTTGGTTTCATGTACTGCTTTTAGTAAGAAGGCACCTTATGTACCTTTTTTGTATGACTATAAAAACGAGATCAAGTGTCTGGCGCAGAATATTTATTTTGAATCAAGAGATCAACTAATTAAAGGACAAATTGCAGTCGCACTTGTAACTATTAATCGTGTGAAAAGTAAACGATTTCCAAATACCATATGTAGAGTTGTTCAACAAGCTAATCGTTATAAAACTGGTAAACTAAAAAGAAATATGTGTCAGTTTTCTTGGTATTGTGATGGTGCATCAGATATACCAAGAGAGAGATTAGCATGGAAAATATCTTTATTGATTGCACGAGCTATGTTGAAGCAACCAGGAGTACATATTACACAGGATGGTGAACCGTGGGTGATAGAAGATTTTTTACATGGTGCAACACATTATCATAATTTAGACGTTGACCCGTATTGGAATCGTAATATGCTTAAAGTAAGAACAATAGGTGACCATATTTTTTATGTAGACCCAATCGGACCTGAATAAATATTTTTAATTACTATTTGAAAAAAGGAGTCTTTCATGGCAAATAAATCTCCAGATCCTACACAATTTGCTCAATTACCACCGCTTTCTTCAACGGAAGAGCATAATATATATTTATTTATGACTCTTGTTAATGATGATACTTGTAAAGATTTAATTTCATTTATTATTACAAAAAATTTAATCACACCAAAACCAAAATATTTACAATTGATAATTAATTCTGGTGGCGGTGATTTAAATACGGCCTTTGCAGTTATTGATATAATGAGAGGTAGTCCAATTCCAGTATATACTACCGGTCTTGGAATGGTTGGTTCAGCAGCATTCGCAATGTTTATTGCTGGTGAAAAGGGACATAGAATATTAACACCTAATACCAGTATATTAAGTCATCAATATTCTTGGGGTACATACGGAAAGGAACATGAACTTTTTGCTTCTGTTAGAGAGTATGAATTAACAACGGAAAGAATAATTGCACATTATAAGAAATGTACTGGATTAAATGAAAAACAAATAAGAGAATATTTATTACCTCCACAAGATGTTTGGTTAAGTGCTAAAGAAGCAAAAAAACTTGGAATTTGTGATAATGTGAAAAATATTAAATGAGTATAAATATTTCATTGACAATAGAAGAAATCGTTAAGAAAAAAAAGATATCATATATGGAAGCAATCTTGGAATATACAGAATCAGTTGATGGTGAAATTGAAAAAGTAGCAAAAATGTTAAACAAATCAATAAAAGATAAAATAGAAGCAGAAGCTGAGGAACTTAATATGTTTAAGAAGTCCTCTAAGCTTCCAATTTAGAAAGGAGATTATTCGACTTTTGTAATGATACTAAGTAATATAAAATAATATAACGTAATAAAAGGAGTAAAATATGAGTAGTTTTAAAGATTTAAAAAAGAATAGAATGTCCAACCTAGAGTCCCTCTCTAAACAAGTTGAAAAACTTGCCGAAAAACCAACCTATGGCGATGATCGTATTTGGAAATGTGAACGTGATAAGTCTGGTAATGGTTATGCCGTTATTCGTTTCCTTCCTGCCTCCAACGATGAAGATGTGCCATGGGTACAAATGTGGTCACATGGTTTTAAAGGTCCCGGTGGATGGTATATTGAAAATTCTTTAACCACTATTGGTAAAGATGATCCTGTATCAAAAGCTAATACAGCATTGTGGAATTCTGGTATTGATTCTGATAAGAATATTGCTAGAGATCGTAAACGTAAACTAAGTTATTATTCTAACATTCTTGTATTGGAAGATAGTACTAATCAAATGAATGAAGGGGAAGTATTCTTGTTTCGTTATGGTAAGAAAATCTTTGAGAAGATTTCAAGTGTGTTGAATCCTGAATTTAAAGATGAAACACCTTTTAATCCTTTTGATTTCTCGGAAGGTGCTAACTTTAAGATTAAGATTCGTCAAGTAGATGGTTATGCAAATTATGATAAGTCAGAGTTTGCTAGTCAATCTAAATTGGGTGATGATGAGAAGTGTGAAACTATCTGGAAGAAACAGTATTTACTTCAAGATATTGTAAGTGAAGATAAATTCAAATCTTATCAAGAACTTGAAGCACGGTTTAATACTGTAATTGGTTCTGATTCTGGATTTGAAGAGTCTATTGATGTGGAAGAGGAAACAGTAAAACCTACTGGTGATACTTCTGAAACAATGGAATATTTCAAAAAGTTAGCTGAGCAGTAAGATAAAACAATATTAAATATAGGGACCCGAAAGTCCCTATATTTAATTAATTGTTCATTAAGTTACATTAAGTTTGTAACTTTAACTTTCCTGTAGTATGTATTAGCACCAGTAGTAATAGCCGTAAACGGATTAGAAACAAGACCGTAACGAGTCTTAAAACCGATTTTCGGTTGGAAAGTATTCTCTCCCATAGCACGAACCATCTGCAACGGAACGTAAGGACAATAGAACATTCCTGCATCATAAGGGCTTGAACCCTTATAACCAACAACATAAAACTGACCAACACCAGAAGTGTAGTAAGGATCAACAAAAACTTTCATACCATTCATCATACCAACATAAGTATTCATTGTATCATCTACTTTCAAATTATGACCTGTTTCAATCATACCAGACATAGACATTGCGGAAGCAACATCAGCAGAACAAATCATAAAGTTTCCTTTACCTCTACGAGTTGTATGTCCAATTTCATTCCGATCACGTTCAATTTGATACATCAATCCTTTAAATTTTTCAACAGACCAACGACCGTTGGAATCTGTATCCAAATCAAAAGTACCTGCAGCAGTCGTATCAGTTTGTGCGCCTGCTTTAGCGGCAAAATAAATTGTACGAATAACTTCTCGGTTGATTTCATTAAGAATTTCAGTAGATAGAATATTAGCCAATTCTGTTTCAGCGTCCAAACCATGAACTGCTTTCAAGTCTTGAGCCAACTCTGTTGAGTACTCAGCTTTAAGAGCCCGTGATTTAGCAGTTACAGAAGTTTGTGTAATGGTGAATGCCATCTCTGCAAAAGAATTTGGAGATGCATCACCAAGAGCTTCAGCTTGTGCTGTTTCCATTCCATCACCAGTTGTCCATGTACCAGTAAAAGGATTAGTAGAACTAGTAAGAGCAACATGATCTACAGAACCGGAAGTATCAGAAGCTGCATTTTGTCCAGAAAAATCAGTATCAGATTCATCAGCACCAGTACCAGCAGCACCAAAAGCCTCGCCACCACCTTGATTTGTGTATTTAGATTTCAATGCAAAAATCAGTCCCGTAGGTCCTGACATAGGTTGAACACCTGCAACATCAAAAGCAATCATATTCGGCATTGCTCTACGAACTAGAGAAATTAGGATAGGATCCCAATTTGCCATGTTACCTGCACCAACAGCAGTTGCGTTAGTAGGAGCAGCTTCTGTAAGAAACTTCTCTTGATTCTCTAATAGACGCAATGTTACATCACGCTTATAGGGATCTGTAATTTCCGGAAGGTCTTCATGATTCATAACTCCCGCCCATTTTTCTTTAATATCTTCAGAAAGATACATATTATTTACTCCTTAAAAATTTGATTAATTAATTAAATTTGTTTTCAATCATTCCATGAA